TTTTGGAGCATATAACATGCCCGCAATTGCAACAATGGCCATTAACGATGGTCAAGCCGCTCCGGTCTCCCACAACTTCGACCCTGTCACAACTGACGGGAGTCTGGCGAAGTGGGCCGATCGGTCCCCGTCCATCCCAGCAGGTTACCGCACCATCTCTCACGAGGTGTTGCCGCCTGCCGGTGGACGTACCGCTCACAAAATCACCATTGGGCATTACATGCCCACTGTGGCGACAGTGAGTGGTGTCGACACTGTCGTCCGGTTCAGCAGTGCTCAGGTCATCCTGAACTTTGCCCCGGACAGCTTGCTCCAGGAGAGGAAGGATCTTCTCGCGTACGTGGCCAATCAGTTGGCCAACGCGAATGTGAAGACTTCCGTGCAGAACCTTGAGCCCTTCTACTGACCGTGAGGCCAGAGAAGGACTTGAGGACGCTTATTCGATGGATCCTGATCTGGCTGGCCATTGCTATGGCCGCAGGTTGGATCCCTCTCGAAGTGGCGAATGCGATCAGGGGATTTCTCCTGACCGTGTGATCACCGAATGGCAGCTCGTGCCCTACAAGTGGGAGCCTTTAAAGCTTTCACCCATTGAGCATTGGTTGTTGTTCGGTGACTGACTGCACTACCTTAAGAGGTATCTCATGTCACGTAAACGTGGCGCTGGTGCTAGCAATATCAGTTTCTCAAATGAACGATTCCTTGGGGACCTGTCCTCCTTAGTTGGCGTTGTGCCAGCTGGGGTTTTGGGACGGGAAACTTCTCTGGACCTAACAAGTCTGGAGAGCGCCCGGGGCTCTTTGTTGATAAGAGAACTCTTTTCGAAGTACGATGATGGTACTCCATCTCCGGAAAAGGAAAGACGCACGTGGGAGCGATTCCACGAGGCTGAGACACTCTGTCGAGAGACTAACCAAGCGTTCCGAAATGGTCGTATGAATTCTGACCCGTTCTGGGTTAAGGTCTACGCCCGTATTAGGGACCTACTTGGTGAGTTTTCATGGGACGAGTGTGCTAAGGGCTTTGGGCACGGGCCTGGTGGAACCACCAGGTTAACTCGGGCCGAAGCCTTTGCTGCTTATAAATACTCCGGTATACCGGAGAGCACTTCAGGGAATGCGAGCCTTGCAAGAAGCGCAATTCGCTTCAAGCCACTCTGGGAACAGAGTGTCCGTTCTTTCGGAGAGGTTTCGGGGGACCTTATTCAGGTTGTCCCTGGTAATCGCATTATAACCGTTCCCAAGAGTTATAAGACGGACCGGACTATCGCTAAAGAGCCGTGTATGAACATTTATGTTCAGAAAGGCATCGGGCGAGTCATTCGGAACCGTCTCCTCAGGGTGGGGGTTACGCTGAACGATCAGAGCAGAAATCAATGGTCTGCCTACCAAGGCAGCCTTGATGGGTCCCTCGCTACCATCGATCTCTCGATGGCTAGTGATACTCTTGCTTTTGAACTAGTAAGCTTCCTCCTTCCTAATGATTGGTGGTGGGCCTGCGAGCAGGCTCGTTCTCCAGTCGGGACTCTTGATTCTGGTAGCGTAATTCACTATCAGAAGTTCTCTTCCATGGGTAACGGATACACTTTTGAGCTTGAATCGCTCATTTTCTGGGCTATATGCCAGACAGTGTGTTGCCGTTATGGGAATGAGTTGGAAAGGCGCGTCAGGGTGTACGGCGATGATCTCGTCGTACCTACGGAACATTGCCAGGAAGTTTTGGCACGGCTTCATCAAGCCGGATTTAAGCCAAATGAAGGCAAAACCTTCCTTTCTGGACCGTACCGAGAAAGTTGTGGAAAACACTACTTTCAAGGCAATGACGTTACTCCCTTCTATATCCGGAGGCCGGTGCGAAAGCTCGACCGCCTGTTCCTTGTTCACAATAACCTGAGAAGGTATAGTGACCGAACGGGCGCTCTATGCGCAGAGCTATTAAAAACTTTGCGTTGCTTAGCACCGGCTTCTTGGAGAGACCCAAGGTTACCGGATGGATTCGGCGACGGAGCCTTCATTGGCGATGTCGACGAGTTATCCCTCGATTCCCATCCTTACGGCTGGGAGTCCTGGTTGGTTGAAGTTCTGGAAGTCACTTCTCGTGAACTCCAGGACGACATGCCAATGGGCCAGTTGCTGGCCTCTCTCGAGGCTAGCGATCGTGATGTTTCCTCCGCTGAGTTGAAGAAATTCGGCTCGGTGGTACCTGGAGGGCTCGCTGCGAAGCAAGCTTCTCCGTACGGTATCAGGGAGACGTCTAGTGGGCTGCCTGCGAAGGCAGAGGGGCACCGAAAAATAAAAATATCGGTGCCACGGTTCCCGGCGGGCTAATTACCCGTCTTTTAGTCCATTTGGACTGGGG